AGCTTGACTAATAGGGTAAAAAATCTTGTCTGTTAAGTTAATTCTTGGGTCTAGTCGGCTAGATTGAAGCGCAGAAGCAAGAGGCACTAAACCATCTTGAGTAAGTAAAAGTAAATCACCAGCCCATTTAAAGAAACAGCGTCTTGCAAAGGTTTGACCTAATTGCCATACACCTTTTAAAGCCCAATTTAAAGGGTCTGTAGGGTCTGTTCCATTGTAGACAATGGTTTCACCCATCGAGGTAATCCAAACTGCATAATCGTCTGCACCCTGTCCAGCATCTAATGTCCAAGTACCCATTGCTTGCAAATAACCACCATTTCGTGCAATTCCACCGAAATAAAGAGGAGAAGCAACGCCAGCAATAGAATTTACATCTAAAAACCAACAAGCAAGAGTGTCTTTTTGCGTAAAATATAGGCGATTTTTAAACAGGTTTACATTAATAAAAGTTGATGAATCTGCGCCTGTAATGCCTAAAACTGTGTATGTACCAACTACTGTAGCGTTAGCAGCAGGCGTTGTTGCCATAGTATAAGTAAAGGTACTTGCACCTGTTTTTGTAATGACATAAGAGCCGTTATAAGCTGATTCAGTAGCGCCAGAAATAGTAACATAATTGTTACTAACTAAACCATGTGGCGCAGAAGTTGTTAATGTTGCTACATTACCTACATGGGTAATTGTGCTAATTGTTTGCGCTGTACTTGTCGTGGCAATAAAAAACCAAGAAGTACCATTAAAGACCATTACAGGGTCAACACCATTACAAGCTACTAAAAATGACCCTGCGCTATTAGTAATGTTGACAAATTGCAGTTTATCGCTAGTAATACCTGTAAAATAAGACACCGCAGTAGCAGGTTTACAGTCATAAATAGTGTTTCCACACGCCCCAAATAGCTTATAACCGCTATTAGTAGGGTAATCCATTAGTGTATGGATTGGGGTATTTATTTTAATAGTATAAGCACCCACTACAGTAGCATTAGTAGCTGGTACAGAAAGCATTGTGTAAGTAAAGGTTGATGCACCTGTTACTTTAATACTAAACACTCCGTTATATTCGGTTGGAGTAGCGCCAGAAACAGAAATATATTCGTTATCTATTAAACCATGTGCTGTAGCAGTTGTAACCGTTGCTGTCACACCTGAGTGTGTAATGCTTGAAATTGTTTTAGCGCCAGTAGAAGTAGTAACAATAGATACTTGGGTATAACCTTTACGCAATGTCACATCGCTAGGTGTAGGATAAAAGTTAACCATTTGTACTGCATCTGTAGGGGGCATCTCAGCAAGAGAATCCCTACCATTCCAACCACCAATAGGTGCAGGAATAGAAGCAGTAGTAGCAGAGTTTTGCTTCGCTCTAGTTAATAGCATTATGAGCCGTAGCCAGTATCAGGAATATTAGCGTAACCAATAAGCACTCTACTTGGTTGTGGCGCAAAAGATAAGTTAGGCGCACCTTTATCGTTAGCTTTAGCAACTGATAAATAGCGTTGATAATCTTGAGAAACGACTGTTGTATCAAAGCCTTTAATGCCCCAATACTTCATTTTTGTCAACAAAACCATAATACGGTCATCCAAAACTGTAGTATCTGAGTCAGCAGTAAAACTATTTTTTACTGTATTATCTGCGGCTCTCGCCCAACCTTTTGACCTATATTCCCATCCCAAGTATTCTTGGGTATTCATAATAGGCCATATACAGAATTGATTATCTAGGATACGCCAGCGTACTCTTGGGCCTGTAGAGATATAACCAGACTTTAGCCATTGCCATTGTTGTGCATCTTCAGCGCCCAACATTTCCCAATGTTTCGATTTATCCCACATAGTGCGGTTTGTAATCGTTTCAAAGTCATCAGGAAGGTCATAAGCAGTCTGAGCGCATACTACTGACTGTACGCCATTGCCTGTAGCAAATTGACTCATTACAACAACTTTAGTCGTGTTATTAGCACTTACAACATAAGTATCTTGAGGAATGTTATAGCCTGATAATTGCCATTGGCTTGTAACATTGCTTAAATCTGTGCCAGCCTCAAAAGTTAATGTAGCAGAACCATTAACAGTTGTGGCATTGGCGGTAAAAGATTGCGTATAAAAACGATACTGCACCTGGAGTGCTTGCCAATCATATTCTTTTAGCAAGTCATAACCAGCACCATTCATCAGGGCTAAAATCTGTTGTACATCCTGAGAAGTGTTGCCGACAACAAAAGAAGGTACAGCCAAGTTTAACTCGGCTGCGGTCTGTTGCACCATTTGAAGCATCGTTTGGGACATATTAAGCCTTTACTACTTTCGGTTTGCGTGGTTTCTTTTCCGCAACAGCCGCAAGTAGCGCTTCCATTTGTTCCTGCATTTTGGATAGCTTCGCATCTGTTTCTGCGGTTATTTTAGCATTTTCTTCACGAAGTGCTTGCAATTCTGCTTCTCTATGTGCAACTTCAGCAGAATCAGTAGCTAAATTCAAGAAAGCCTTAGCTTTTAAGCGGAAATTATGAGGACTCATGCCAGCTACCATGCCAATACGCTGTAATTGCTGGTCAGAGCAGTCAGCAATAGCTTCTACTGTATGGAATTTAAGCCCACGCAATTCTTCAGCTTGGCTACGAGTAATTTGTGGCCATTGCTCAAGCGGTGTGCCAATAATGTCTTGATGATTTGATACTTGATTCTGATAATGCGCCCATTGGCGAGGGAAACGCTGTTTATGGGACTCTTGGGCATAAGTGTCGATTTCTGTCAAATTATCGCCAGGAATCATAATACGCACGAAGTCGAATTCTTTAAAAATCGGTCTGCCAGCTTCGTCAGAAGCTAAATCTTGCTTGAGGGACTTTTTATAGAATTGAACCGCTAGTCTTGCATCTGCACCTGAAACATCGCTTTCTATTGCCATTTTTAATTCTCCAAAGTAGTTTGGGGGTTTATAAAAAAATAAAAGGGACTCCCCTTTTGAGGGAATCCCAGTTGTACTACATATTCAATTTAAAAGGGTTAACCTATTAAACAGAAGCAGCGCCAAACCAACCATAGTCACCTGAAGCCATAGCGACTGCTGGGCCAGCGTATAAGCCAGCGCCACCAGTTGCTACGAAAGTGGTAGTGTTGATAGAGCAAGTTGCTGTTGAAGCAGCGATAGTTGAGCCAGCTTTAGCCCATACATAACGCTTACCATCGGAAGCAAATACTTCTGCACCGAGTGGGCCAAATGTTACCAAACCAGCGTTTGCTGTTTGTTCTGCAACAGTTTGTGTATCGTTTAAATCAATCCCTGAGAGGGGGGTAATGGTATATGCCATGATATTTCCTTTATTAATTAAGAGGGTAAGTTAAATAGGGGTTTCCCCCTATAGATTAACTACCTGTCAACAGACCTTGTAGGAATGAGTTAGAAGTAGTCAAGTTACCAGCCCAACCATACAATTTTACAATCGCATCTTGGTTAATAGATTGACGCTCACCACCGATAGGTACAAAGTTACGCTCTTTGTGTGGGCGTAGGAAGAGGTAGTTGGTATTCAAGAAATACATATATGTAGCTGTTTCTTGTGAGCCATAACCACCACCTAATACCACATCAGCAGAAGTACCACCACCGTAGAATTTCAATGAAGCGAAACCAGCAGCGCCAGACTCTTCAGCAGCAATACGCTGAATAGCTTGCAATGCGCCTACATAGTAGGAATACAGAGTGTTACCAGCAACAATCAAGTCAGCCTTGTCAGTACCACGAATCTGCTTGATAGCAGCAGTAGTCATAGCAGCAAGGATAGTTGTTGAAGAAGTAGCACCTGAAGTGATTTGATTCTGCCAGAAAGTCCAAGTAGCACGATTAATACCACCGTATGTACCTGTGGTTGGTACAGCAGCAACAGCAGCGCCCAAACCATCTAAGTTTTTACCGCCATTACCTGTACCGTCACCGTATAAGTCACCGGAAATACGGTTAAGCAAACGAGCCTCAGAAACTTGCATACGACCATCTAACAAGTCGATGATTGCTTCTTTGCTTGAGTTTTGCAACATTTCTAAGCCAGACATTGTAACTGCATCAGCGTACTGAGCAATTTTGTACTGGGCAGCAGAAATAGGGCTATCTGGAGCAATGTTTAATACTTCATAGCCACTATAGCTATTAGCATTGTTGGTTGTGGTGTCATCATACATAATCTCTTCCAAGATTACATTACCGCCTGAGAATGGGCGTACATTGCCCTTCTGATTCAAGCGCTGAAGAATAGCGTTGTTTTGTGTTAAGTTATCTGCCAATTCACCGCTACGACTTTGAATCGTGGTAGCGATAATATCGGTGATTGCTGAGTTAGCAAATGCCATGATATATATCCTTAAAAAAATGTGCCAAAATTGGCTAGTTAAACCCTGCGGCTCATTGCTTCACCTAATTGGTCAGCAATTAAAGACCGTCTATCCTTTTTATCTTCTGGATTACTCACTTTTCCACTAGGAGTAGTGGACTTTGGACTAACCGCAGCAGCCTTAGCCTTCGCTACTTGCTGTGCTTTGATTGAGGACTGTTTGGCATCTTTTAGGAGTCTATCCTGTTCGATTTCCCAAACATCATCATTCATACGCACGGCTTTCTTGTAGGCCGTTTCTAGGTCTTGGGCTTTCCCTAGCTCAAGTAGTTGAGCCATTTCTTCCCTTACCACATCAAAATGCGGAAACTTCTCCACATTACTTCTTACTCTTTCAATTTCACCCATTAAGCGTTGATTTTCCTCTTGGGCAAATCGACCTTTAATGCTTGAAACTTCCTGATTTACCATATTTAACTGATTCATCAGTTGTTGCGTATATGGGTCAAGTTGTGTTACTTGTCCATTTCCGTTTAATTGTATACCATAATCTGCTGCAAGTTTCTGAAATACTTGGACTTTTTGGTCATAGCCAGCATTAGATAAGATTTGTTCTGCACGGACTAGGTTTTCAATGTATTGAGTAGGTTGAATACCTCTGCGTTGTAAGTCTTGGGCATAAGGCGCAATAGCATTTTCATAGGATTTAGCCCTATCAGCTTCAGCTTTATAAGTGCTTACGCCTTTCTTATATTCAGACTCACGCTGGTTAGCATATTCGGCAAACTTAACAAAATCTTCTTTGTCGATTTGTTCACCTTTCTCCATTTTGTCCCAAATATTGACATATTCTTTCTTCCAGGTTGAAGGGCGAGAAATCTTTACTTCTTCCTCCTGTGCTTCATCCTTAGACGCAAATTCAAGTTCTTCAGCATCTTTGGTAGATTCTTCGTTACTCTCATTTCTATTTTCAACCTTAGCGGATTCATCGGTAATATCATCTTCAGATGTATCAATTTCTTTCTCGATTGGTGCTTCAAGAGTACCCTCCTCTGCTGCGTCTAAAGCTGCTTCCAATGCTTCTCTGCGGTCTAAGTCTGCCATGATTTTTCCTAGTATTTAAGTTTTTCGTAAGCCAATTCAGCAATTTGGCGTTTTCGTGCTTCCATAGACTTTTTGCTGAGTTCTGGTGGTTTTTGTTGCATAGGTACATCGTTGCCAATTTCAATACAATGGTTGCGTTTTAGGTTTTCTCTATGCTTTGACCGACTATCAATCCAGCTACCATCAGCCATAGAAATATGCCCTTCAATGTCAGAAATCACCGTAGGGGCTTCTTTTGGGGTCATTTCTAACTTTTGTTTCCAGGCTTTGTCGGCTTCTTCGCCTTCAAAAGGCAAATTCCAATAAGCAAGGTATTTTTCCCTATCATCGTACTGTTTAGGGTCATATTCTTCGTGGTCTACTTTACAATGGGCGCAGGTTACTTGGACTTTTACTAAAGCCATTACATTCTCCTTATTAAATCGGGTACTTGGTTATATTCTTCTTGACGCAATGCAATAACAGAGTCATACCATTTGGTATTTTTCCATCTCCAACAGATATATTCATCTTTAGGCAGTAATACAATGGTTTTAACGCCTAATGCGCCTGCAAGGTGGGCTGTGCCTGTATCGACTGTCACAATGCCCTTCATAGCCTTCATGTGGCTTGCTGTGACTGCCCAATCAGTTTTCCAACCATCATCAGGAAGTGGGTGAAAAAAACCATTGTGTTCCGGTGAAAGCGAATAGCAGTTATCGCCTACTAAGCTATACATTTGATGGTCAGGAATAGACTTAATATGAAATAAAATGTTGCGACTTGCGCCCCAATTTACCCCTATTTTAGGCTCAATATTTGAGGGTTTTGCATACATATAACCTTCAGAGCCTACTATTTTCTTAGCATTTAAAGGGAATAATGACTTAGCATAGGGTGTAACGCATGAAATATAGTAAGGAAGACTCATGTTGCCTATCCAATAGTCACATTCGACCACATCAGGACATTCAGGCTGATTCGTTAATACATCAATACATTCAAATTGCCCTAAAACCCTTAATAATGAGCCATGCGTTAGCAATACGACCTTTTTAGCGCCCATAACCTTTAAAAATGGAAGAAACCTGGCAAACATAAAAATATCGCCAAAGCCTTGTTCCATCTGAATGACAATAGTCTTGTCTAAAAGGCTTTCCCCACGCCATACAGTAGGGCCTTGGGGTTTTTGCGTATAAGGAGTAACTTGATTAGCAAGGACTTCAGAGTGCCAACGATATTCAAATAACCTAAAGCCAGCGTCATAGCGACCAGCGTGTAGGTGTTCGTAAGATTCTTTGTACTTAGCGTGTGGGTTTACAGGATTATAGCTAATAGGGCCTCTTCATCGTCTAATTCTGCTTGACGCTTGGCTTCTAAGATTGCTAACTCTTGTTCTAACCTAAGTTTTGCACTTCTTATTAATACAGCGTTTTGCAGGTCTTGTTGTTGTTGCTCAAGATTAGCGATGTATCGGTCAATGTTTGCTAGGTTTGACGGTATATCAACGCTAACTTCTTGATTGGATTGTATATTACTTTGTTGTGTCTTTGCAACAGGTTTAGGGTTAACTAAATCTGTAATAGTTTGTTTTCTTGCTTTTTGGTCAGCTTTTAATGCTGCAATGCGTTTAGCTTCTGCCAGGCGCAGTTTCTTTTGAATACCTTTAAGTCGTTTTAACTCTTCTCTTGTCCAAAGCGCATCATCCCCACCATTCTTTAAATTGGTAGGGGTAATAACAATCTGAAATGCGTCATTCTGAAACGCATTAACTTGGAAAGCAGTTTGAAACATTAGAATGTGCCGCCAGCTATACCTGATGTAGCTGTTACTGTTGTAGCAGTAATTGCAGCAGGAGTTACCCCACCTATTGTTCCATTAATACTTCCAACTGTTATAGCTATTGATGCTGGAATACTTAAAGTACCTGTAGATGGGGTAATTTTATCTGCCGATTGGTCAAGGTTCATTGCCATTTAGCAGTCCTCTGCGCCTTCGTACTGGGTAAAAGTCTTTAAGACCTCATAGATAGCAGGTATTAAATCGCCTTTTAAGTCCTCAAGGGCAATGTAATGTGCGTTTTCTTTGACTGTACTCATGTTTTGATGGCGAGCATCTTCGTTGTAGTAGATAGCTACTTGAACTTGGATTTGGTCTTTTGTACCAAAAAAGTTAGTAATTCGTGCATAAGCGTCAGGTGCTGGTGCGCCAAATTGTGTTTGAACAGATAATCGTAATGCCATAGTATTTCTCCTAGTTAAAATGTTACTTCGGTTGTATCCACACGAGCTACAGTTCTAATTGTAGTACTAGCCTGTCCTGTAAAGGTAATAGCTAAACCACCATTAGTCGTATCTGCTGTGGCGGTTACTGTCCAAGTTGATGCTCCAGCGTCAGCCGCTACGATATTAGTCGTAACTGACCCCACTATAGCTGTTGTTCCTACTCCTGAACCACGCTTAATAGCACCTTCTAGTGTCCATGCCTTTGTGTTTCCACCACCTGTCACATTGGCAATAACGCTGACTTTAAAGTAATAAGCAGAGTTATTAGGTAGTATTACTTGGTTTGTTGTTCCTGCGGCTGCGCCATCAGAGGTGAGAATTGTGGCTGTTGCGTCTGTGGTTTGTTTAGCAAGAACTAATAATGAGGATTGAGAAACTCCCAAAACACCAATAGGCGTTGTGCAAGGAGAAGAAGATATTATTCCACTTATGCCTCTTGTCGTAGCATTTAAACCAATAGCTGTTGAGTAAGAACCATTTGATGTATTTCCAATCCCAATTAATGCTGCGCCTGTACCACTAGCTGTGTTGCCCCAACCACCAGCAACAAATGAACCCAAACCGCTTGCAGTATTTCCTTGACCAGCACCATTAAATGTACCACCACCAGCAATAGTTGAGCCTATTCCTGATGCCACATTTTTTTGACCTCCACCTACCGCACTCCAATCACCACTAGCCACATTCCTATTAGCAGCAGTACCAGCATCACCACCACCACCGATAAATGAATAACTACCAGTAGCTTGGTTGTTTCCTCCTCCTACTACTACTCCATGAGGAGTGTAGAAAGATAGGGTAGGTGTTCCTGTAGCGTTAGCGTTTTGAGACAGTGTTAAGGAAGTGCCAGAGATAGCGGCTACATAAGTTCCGCCAACAATACCTGTGCCAGTAATTAATTGACCGACTTTAATTGCGGCATTTGATGCTGCCAATGTTACGGCAGTAGAACCGCTTGTAACACCATTGGTTGCGGCTGCTTGGGTTGTTACAGCACTTCCACTTGTTCCAGAATTAGCAAAACCGCCACCAATAAAATTGTAATATCCGTTAGCAGTATTAGACCAACCACCAACAATTGAAGAAAATGTCCCGCCAACAAGATTTGAATATCCTCCAGCAATAACTGAATCAGAACCAGAGCTTGATATGCTGTTTAATGCCCCTCCAGCAATAGTAGATTCTGAAGCGGCTACGGAATTTCCTCTGCCACCCGAAACAGTAGAATTTGTAGAACTAGATGTAATATTTTGTCCACCACCAATAGTTGAATAAGCACTAGAAGCTACTTGTGAGGCTGATGACCTTGTAGTCTGCCAATCAACAGCATTAGCACCCCTAGCATTACCACCTGTTGCTGTTGAATCAGTCTTTTGTGCTTGTAATGCACCTGTTCCTAATGGGGATAACACTAATGGGGTATTTGTACCACCAGTAGCCTTAATCATTGGGTAACTAGCATCACCAGTAATGGTTACATAAGTAGTAGAAGCAGAAGCTAAAGTAGCTGTGCCAGTTGATTCTAAAGTAGTAAATTTACCCGTGTTAGGTGCTGTATTTCCTATTGTCGGTGGGCTAGAAAGGTCTAAAGTACCACCTAAAGTGACTGTTCCTGTAGTCGTTATTGGGCCACCAGTTAAAGTCAATCCATTGACTGTTCCTTTTGTAGCTACTGAAGTTACAGAACCTGAACCTTTGCTATTAAAGGTATTCCAGTCGGTGCTTGTAAGGTAGCCATTTGTGGTGGTATTAGCGGCCGCCATACTGATTGCAGGGGTAGCACCACCGCTAGACACTACTGGTGCAGTACCAGTTACGCTAGTAACGACACCTGTAAGTCCTGAACCTGAGCCACTAAATGAAGTAGCAGATACAGAACCAGCAAAAGTAGCTGATTTATCTTGGTCTATTGTTAAAGCGGTAACTTGAGTAATCGTAGTATTTGGCGTAACTTTAACTACAGCCTTTGCACCCCTAGCAGTAGCACCCCATACCTCTGTTGTTACGCCTTCTAATGATACTTGTGGGTAGGCATCTGCTGAAGTCGTGCCATAACCTGCTAATTCAAACTTACCTAGACTATCACCGCTAATAGGTGCTTGTGGTGCGGCAACAGTACCCCTAAACTTACTTACACGAATAGCCGAGCTATTAGCGTCACTAGAATAGCCACGCATAGCAATGCGAGAAGTTGAGTTGTTATCTCCGACTGCTCTAATTTTAATAGTCGGTACAGTATTTGTATTAACTCCAAGATTAGAAACATTAACCAATGTCTTAGCGTTTAAATCGACTGCGCCTGTAGCACCTGTATAGGGTACTGCGCTTACATCTGCGGCAGTTAATACGACTGTGCCTGTATATCCGTTTACGCTTGTTACAGCGTCAGTATTGTCTATCTTCTGCCATACAGAGCCGTTAAATACAGCCCAGTCACCGATTTGCCAGTCAGTAATACCGTTTAAATTAGTTGTGCCTGCAACGCTTACAACATAGTAATAACCCTTAGTTCCAGTTGAGGATGTAAGTGTAGGGCTATTTGTGTTTGCATTCCAAGCACCTTGATAGTTTAAATCACCTAGTGGTGGAAGTTGAGAAAGTGGTACTTGCCCACCAGAGTCAAGTGTAGCTACTCCATTAGCAACACCAGCATCTAAAGAAGCGGCAGTACCAACGCCGACTAAAGTATGAGTAGCGTTCCAATCACTAGGGCGTACAACAGATGTGTCTGTTCCGTCAGGTATTGCCGAAACCTTACTATGGGTGACTGTAATAGTCATTAATGTACTCCTACAATTTTGCCGTTTTCGTCACGCAATACAGTTTTAGGTCTGTTGTGCTGTTGGTTGATTGTATCTACTAAAGCAGCGATAGCTTGTGCCATTTGGTTATTTCCTTGACCAATAGCGTTAGCAATAGGTTGCATAGGATGTTCTTGCGCTTTGACATATTCTTCTTCAGTCAAATAAGCCTGTGCGCCATCGTCATCTTGTGCGCCAATTCTAGCAACTTCAATTTTTGCGCCATTGTTGATGTGAGCAAGCAAGACCTGAGTGTTTCTCTCAGTCATCATCTTCATTTGGGCTACTTTAAGTTCCATATCCCTATCTGCTTGATTTCGTTGCTGTTCTAACTGGAATTTAAGCTGATTCTCTTGGGCTTGGTACTCTTGTTTAGCTTTTTCAAGCTGCATTTGACCTTGTAACTTAGCTTGTTCAACCTGGGCTTGCATCTGAATCTGTTGCATCTTCGATTGGTTGTCCATTTGCGCCTTCTGAATCTCAGGAGGAGGCGGTTTAGGTTGACCTTGTGATTGTTGTGCAGAAATACGCAATTTATCGGCTGTTTCGTCAATAATACCTTCTAATTGCTTACCGGCTTTAAAGGCTGTAACACCAAATTTCAGCATTTCAAGCGCCATAGGTGCTAACTCAGGGCTATTTTGTACCATTGGTACAGCTTGGGCCATAAATCCACCGACTGCTTGCAAGAATTGCATCCTATCTTGCTTTTCTTGCTGTTCATCTTGGTAAATCATCGAATCAGAAGTAACTTCAATGCGGAAATTCTTACTAGCTTCGTTTCTTAATAGTTCTATTGCTTGTGGAATCATCTGTTTATCTTGCTCAGACAATTGCATTGCACCACTAATCTTAACTAGCGTTTCATCAGTAAAGTGATTGCAGATAATCTGCGCTTTAATAGACAACAGAGATGTTGCGAAATCTACTACTGCGTGTTGCTGAGTCTTTAGACGACCAGCAGCGTTATTTGACTTGATAATCTGTGCGCCAAGCGTGTCATTAGGGTCTGATTGACCTCTTTGAATGTCAGAAATACCCATTAACTCATAGATTTGATTCTTAACTTGTTCCATTGCTTGATAACAAGCCATTAAAGCAGTCGAGAATGGGGCTAAGTCTACTAAGTCAATAGCACCTTTCATACCTTGCTTTTCAGCAAAAGCCATCCAGTTAGCTACTGGAATCATGGTGTTATTTTCGCCTTCAGAAAATAAGCGTTGTAGCTCACTTGCTGAAGCATCGTATACACCACGCACTTTAAGGGCGTTAATCAAGCCATCTATGCGGTCACATAGCGTGTCTAACTCTCTAGCTTGGTCTTGGTAGATAGTAAAGTCAGGAATAGGCTCTAGCGAGTCTGTAGTAAGAGTAGCGTAAAGTGGTTTAGGACAAGGCCAGAAGTTCTCTAATCCTAGTGGGTCATCTCTTTCGTCAACAATCTTGCCGAGTGACTTAGAAATCCATAATACTTTGCCTGTTTCTTTATCCCAGACTTCATAGATAACGGCTTCATACACTCCGTCATCTGACTTGTAAGATTGTTTTAAATCGTCTGGCTTGGTATCTAATGGGATTTTATGACCCATTTCTTCGCCAAATCTTTCAACCAAAGCAGGGCGAGACATATAGACTCTGCGCCATACTGCGGTGACTTCTTCCCAAGTCCTAGCGATTGTGTGACCAAAATCCCGCCAATGGACATAATCAACTGGGCAGCACTCGTATTCAATGCGCTCTTGTGATTCATTCTCTACTGCACCTTCAGTTTCAGCTTCGTCAGAATCTTCAGTTACTTCTAGTCCGTCATCAGGCTCGCCATCTTCTTCGCCTACAATATGCGGCTCATAACGCACCCAAGCTAC